AGACTGCCGATTTTCTTTTTGATGTCTATGGGATTGGTGACAATCAAAATCAGCATACGCTGGGGATGTTGGCCGATCACATGGAGTTATATATCAAATGCAATATTGAGTTAAAAGACCAGCCATTGATCATTCACACAAACGATGGCAAAACAGCTGGTCAAAATCCATTGTTTGGACTGAGAGCCAAGGCGTTTGAAATTTCTTTGAAATTGATGACCGAATTGGGCCTCACACCAAAGGCCAGGCTGGCTGGCCAGAAAACAGAAAAAACCAATAATATTGATTCATTGCTCAAAGGGCCAAAGGCTGCATGAAATACCAAGATGGGATTCTGTATGCCATCCAAGTCACCAAGGGCGAGATTAATGTTTGTCGGGATGTGCAGCTGGCGTGTCAGCGGTTCATCGATCAATATGAAAATAAGACTTGGGAATGGGTTTTTGATCCAGACTATCCACAACACGTTTTAAATTTTGCGGCCACCCTGAAACATACCAAGGGGCCAAATGCTGGAGATTCAATTGTTCTCGAGCCATTCCAGATTTTGCTGATCACGGCAATTTATGGGTTCAGGGCCAAAAAGAATCACACCAAGCGAATGGTCACCGATGTGATCGTTTACATTCCCAGAAAAGCTGGCAAGTCAACACTGACGGCCATCATTGCACTTTATGAGCTGCAATTTGGCGAGGCTGGAGCCGAGGTGTTTACTCTGGCCACCAACAGGGAACAGGCCACCATTGTTTTTGATTCGGCCAAGGGATTCATTGAGAATATGCCCAAGGAATTGGCCGATTGTTTTAACCCCAGCAAATATGAGGTCAAAAAGGCTGGAGACTCGCAATCGATGTTTAAGGCATTGAGCCGAGACACCAAAAAGACTGGGGATGGCAAAAACCCATCATGCGTGATCATCGATGAGGCTGCCCAGATTGTGGACAGAAACTCGATCGAGGTGCTGCACTCGGGGATGGTGGCCAGACAAAATCCATTGAGGATATATATCACGACTGCCAGTTTTACCAAGGACACCAAATTCTATGAGGATTTCTCGATGTACCAATCCATGCTATATGGTGAGGCCACCGACAATCCAAGATGGTTTGGGCTGCTGTATTCATTGGATCAAAACGATGACTGGCGTGATCCAACAGTCTGGGCCAAGGCCAATCCAATGCACGGCATTTCGGTTTTTGAGGAGGCCATTGCCCAGAGGGCCGAGGAGGCCAAACACAAACCAGCTGCACTCAATGAGTTTTTGTGCAAGACTTTGAATATATTTGTGTCGGCCCAGAGTGCCTGGCTGGATCGGACATTCTGGGATGAGGCCACCCAAGTGGTGGATGACCGAGTGCCAGATGCGGTTTTCATTGGATTCGATTTGGCAGCCACCCGAGATTTGAATGCGGTTTGCACATTGAAACGATATGGCGAGCTGGACTACCGAGCCGAGTTTAAATTCTTTTTGCCCGAGGCTGGGCTGGAGCTGATACCAAAACACTATGCCGACATTTTCAGAGTGGCGGTGGGGACTGGAATTCTCAAGATCACCGAGGGCAATGTGATGGATGATCGGGAAGTGAGCGATTACATCAAATCAGAGTGTGCAAAATATGAAGTCAAGGAAGTGGGATACGATGCTTACAATGCCTCGAGTTTGGTGGCCAGATTGCATGAGGCTGGCATCCCAGTCAAAAAAGTGGGTCAGGGCATGGGCGTGTTATCAAATCCATCGAAATATGTGGAAAAATTGGTATTAAATAAGCAAATCAAACATGACGGCAATCCATTTTTGGGATGGCAATTGTCCAATTGCGAGGTTTACGAGGATGTGAATGGCAACATCAAAGTCAGAAAAAACGAGGCCGACAAAGCGGCCAAGGTCGATGGCATTATTGCAATGATCATTGCTGCACATTGCAGTTTAGACAATCCATATGTGTCGAGTTCGTTTGGATTTCGTTCGTTTTAATGATACTATGTGATCAAAATGGGGGAAAAACATGGGAATATTAGATATTTTCAAGAGTAAAACGACCAAGGAATCCAACACTTTATTTGGCCAAACACAGCTGGGAAACCAGATTGTCAGGACAAATCAGAATGGCCAGCAAGGCTCGGCATTCCAGCTGCTCTATGTCACCACCAGCAGCGTCACCAATGCCGGTCGGATTGTGGATATGTCGGTGCTATCACGCAACAGCACGATCATGTCATGCGTCGGGGTCAAAGCCAGGGCATTGGCCCAGTGCGGAATCAGCGTCATGTACAAATGTGATGATGGCACATTTGTCGATGCAATCAAATCCGATTTGCCTGGTGCCAGAGACAAGGCCAAGGCCAGGCAAGTATTGGGATTAATTCAAGACCCCAACAATTTCCAAAACGCATATGAGTTTTGGTATCAGTGGTCGATGTGGCAAGACTTGGCTGGCGAATGCTTTACTTTGCTTTTGAGAAAAGACAACAAAGACTCGATGCAGACTCCAATTGAGATGTATAACCTTGATGCCACATTGATCACAGTTCAGATGACCAATTTGCGGTATCCAAGCTATCGGATGTCCACTCCAACGTATGGTTTTAACATGGATGAGCCATTGCTGCCATACCAGGTGATTCATATCACTGAGGCACCATGGCAAGGCTCGGCTGGTTTTAATAAGGGTATTTTGGCCACTGAATTGGTAGCATTGGACACTGACATCGATCTATATGCCAACTACATCATGCAAAATGGTGCCAAGCCTAGTGGTCTATTCAAGACAGATCAGGTGATTCCTGACATGAAGTACAAAGAGATTGCAGCCAGGCTCAAGGAGGCGTGGGCCTCGATGACTGGCTCCAAGGATACCGATTTAAGTAAGCCAGGCCAAGGGATGCTATTGGATCAGGGCATGACATTTGAGACAGTCAAAATGTTGACTTTGCAAGATGCCGATGCAGCCAAATTAAAAGACCAGACCACAAAGCGTATTTGTGCATTGTTTGGTGTGCCAGCGCAGCTGCTGGGCCTCGAGATTGGAAAATACAACAATACCCAGACACTATTGGATGAGTTTTACAAAACGACAATGTATCCAATGATCATCAACATTGAGCAAAAATTCAACAAGCAATTATTCAGGGGATATCCTAATTTGTGTCTCAGATTCGACACCAAGGATTTTTTGAAAGGTGCTGCACTCGATCAAATGAATTTTGTCACAGCTGGCGTTTCAGCTGGAATATTCACACCGAATGAGGCCAGAGAATATTTAAATATGGCCAAAGTCGATGGTGGGGACGAATTGCCAGCATTGAATGCAGCTGGAATTTCCAAAACAAATGTGCCGATTTCTGGCAAACCAGTGGCAAAAATTGATCCAATTGCTGGATCATCACCTCAAGACACTGGTGGTGGAGGCGGTTCAACAGCTCCAAAATCGGCCATTAATACTGGCAAATAATGAACAATACAAAAAAAATAATTCGGGTTTTGACTTCACAAATCAAAGTGGCTAGTGTTAAACTACCACAAATTACCGAAAAAACCCCGATAATACAAGATAATAATCAGTCGATACATAATGGGGTAATCAATGATGCAAACATTGAGTCTAATTTGCGAGGCCAAAGTCAGCCTAAAAAAAGAGGCAGACCAAAAAAACTCACCTAGTGGGAAAATTTCAGCCAAAGTCACCACCTGGGGGCCAAGGGATGGCGAGGATGGCAGAAAATTCAATTACCAGCCCGAGGGATTCATGGACTGGGCCAATGAATTTGCAAAATCTGGCAAGCCACTGCCAATGTTTTTGAATCACAACGATATGGGAATGCCAGTCGGCCAATGGGATTCATTCCAATTTGATGATGATGGAATGTGTGCCGAGGGCAAGTTATATCTCAGCACAGTCGGTGGCTCTGACCTCTACAACGTCTTAAAAGAATCACCCAATATGTTTGGTGGGGTTTCAGTCGGTGCATATGCCGATGAGGCCCAGATGGTCGATGCCGATGGCAATCCATGCGATGATGATGACGATGAATCCTATTTCCAGATTACCAAAGGCGGTTTGCGTGAGGTATCAGTTGTTATGTATCCAAACAACCCCAAAGCGGAAGTAATGAATCTTGAGTATTTCGATGGCCAAGGCCAGGCGAATCCAAGGATGATCGAGAAAACACTGCGTGATGCAGGATTTTCGAGAAAAGATGCGACCACTGCATCTTCAATACTGAAGAAAATACTTGAGCAGCGTGATGCCGCCAAGGAACCTATTCAGGAAACCCCAAAACCGAGCGAATCGGATGCGGTGGTCAACGAGGCCGATTCAATTCTGATTGCTCTTGAGCATCGGGAATTGTTGAAAGCATTATCCAAGCGTCTTTAATCAAGGAACACATCATGTCAGTCGATAAAATTTTAGAAAAAGTGGATGCCATTGAGGCATCAAATTTGGCCAAGATCGAGGAAGTAAAAACCCAAACTCTGGCCAAGGTCGAGGAAATTTCAATTGCAACAACAGAGAAATTGGCAGCCATCGAGGCCAAAATTTCTGAAATCAACACAGCTCCATCCATTATCAAGCCAGCGAAAACCATCAAAGGCGATGTGAATAAGATGGTGCGTGAGCAGCTCAAGCATTTTGCCAAAAAAGGCAAAATGGAAAAAGAATTGAAATTGTTTGAGTCTGATGACCAGTACCAAGCATATTTGCGTGAAAGTTCATCTTTGACTGGTGGCGGCTACAATGTCGGTGGTCGGACTGCTTATGATCCAGTATTCCACACATTGCGTTTGATTAACCCCATGCGTGGTTTGTCCAGAAACGTGACCACTGAAGGTTCAACTTATCAGTTCAGAGCAAAAGTCGGCAATGCTGGTGCAACTTGGGGCTATTCCATTCAAAACAATGGTTCAGCAACCACTGAAGCGACCAATATCTGGCAATTGGTTTTGCAAGACTTGAATGTGCAATTCCCAATTCGTACCGCAGCGCTCGATGACATCGATGGTTTAGAGGCCAATGTTGTTGATGATATGTTGATGGAATTCAGCCAGGTCGAGGGTCAATCCATGATCCAAAACAATGACCAGACTGACAGTCCCAACACATATGGTGGCACTCAAGGTTTGCGTGGTTTAAATCAGTATGCAAATGCTGGTGCAGCCAGCACATATGCTGGTGGATCAATCACCACTGGCGCATTCGGCACATCAGGTATTGCAACTAGCAACGGATTGAATTCTCTGGCTGTTTATGATCAATTGACTACCAACAGCAACACTGTTGGCGCTGCCAATGTGACTTACACCGATGTGGTCAATTTCATCTACTCATTGCCACAACAATATTGGACTCCAAGCGCAAAATTCTTGGTCAATCCATTCATGTTGTCTCAAATCCGAGGCTTGAAAGACTCTAACGGAACACCAATTTTCGAGCGTATGCACCCCATGAACGATGGCCCAGGCACCGGCATCGTGGGCACAATGCTTGGCTTTGATGTGGTGGTCAATAAGTATTTGGACAATCCATCACAAACAACCACAGCATCAGCTGGCACATTGAACAAGTTCCCAATGTATTTTGGTGACTGGCAACGTGGCCACACGATCGTTGATCGTTTGAATATGATTTTACGCAGATACGATCAGACATTGCCTGGCTACATTACGTTTTTCGGTGAGAAGCGTTTGGCAGCATCCAATGTCGATCCATTGAGTATTATTGCCTATCGTTCAACAGCGACAGCTGCAAACTAAAAGTGTGGGGGAGCATTGCTCCCCTACCTTTTTATCATTAAAATTTTTTGGGATTATTTATGAGCACCAACATTATTCTTGAGGCCATCCACAAATCACTGGTTAAGCAAAAACGAGTGACTGTTAACTTAAAAGAGGCATCGGCACTCACTGGCTCAGGAAGTAATGTCGGTGGTCGTGTTATTTATGATGATGCGTTTGCATCATTGCGTTTGGCCAATCCTATTCGTGCAGCTGGTGCAAGAGTGATCCAAACGATTGGATCGGATGAGGCTTTTGTCGTTAAAACTGGTAATGTGACCAATCCGACAAACCCATGGGGCTATACGTTCACACCCAACGTGGGAACACCCAATACAGCCACATCATTTTGGCAATTGCCAGTGAGAGTGGTTTCTGCTCAAGTACCAGTTAGGACAGCAGTTTTGAGTGACATTAATGCACTCAATGAAACCATCATTTCTGATGTCGGTTTGGAATTTTCCCAGCAAGAGGCATTGTCAATGATGCTGAACAATGACCAGGCTGGATCGACCACCACAACTTATGGCGGCACTCAGGGATTGCGTGGGTTGAATTACTACACATCAGGATCAGCAGCTGCATTTGGATCAAATGGATCGGCCATCACCAATGGCATTCACACAGTGCTGACAGTGGCATCCACCACTGGCGGTGCAATCGTTTATAACGACATTGCTGCACTCAATGCTGCATTGCCACCCCAATACTACAATATGCCATCCACTTGCTGGATGATGCACCCCAATACCATTGCTTACCTGCGTGAGCTGAAAGACTCAGGCGGTTTGCCACTGTTTCTCGAGATTGGTGACAAAGACGGCTATTCAGTCGGCAATATTTTTGGCCACCGAGTAATTCCCAATCCATTCATGGATCAAATTGGATCGAGTAAGCTGCCGATCTATTTGGGAGCATGGGAATTATTTGTCACCATTGCCGACAATGAAGAAATGTCATTCCAATGGTTTGATCAAACAACACCAGGCTCAATGGTGCTGTATGCTGAAAAGCGTGTTTGCAGCACAATTCGTGACGTTTATGCTGGCGTGAGACTTTCAACTTAAAGGCTCAAAATGGCACTCGACAGCTACGTCAATGGCCCATACCTGGGAACAAGTAGGAATCCATTTTCTTATGAGAA